CAAAAGTATGAGCAACTTTCGTAAACTCCTCTATCAAAGAAGTTCCACTTCCTGTATCCAATTGTTTTTTTACAGTGTCATTCTCAATTACTAACTTATATAAATTCTCAGTTGTTGTTGTGCTTGGTAACTCTGTAAATTTTAAATTATTAGATATGTCATAATATAAAGTTCCCGTTGTAATACTGTCAGTTCCATTAAACTTAGCTAGAAATCCTGAAACTCCTGTTCCTTCAATTAAATTTAAATCCTTTACTCCGCTTATGGCATATTGAATACCAGTAGCGGTAAATTGACAAGAATTAGAATAATCAGTATAAATATCTTGATTAACAATACCTCTCACTTCAACTTCGTAGTTAGCAACAACATCAATTGGTATAAAATAATATGGCTCAATATCAGAAACAACCAATGAACCAGACGGCAATGCGAAATCAAATCTTTGAGCAATTAAAATACCAGTTTTGTCACTAAAATAATTAATTCCACTTTGTATATTAGAAACAGTATTACCATAATAACCAGAAGAATACGATCCGATTATTGTAGAATTTACATTATCACTATTAACTATACCCGTTGAGTCACCTGTTGCGTTGTTTCGATATGTAACAAAAGAATTTAATTCAGCATCATAAAAATACGTTAAATATAATTTTCTACTATCTAAAGAACCAGATGGTAAAGTAATCGAATATAACTCATTTATTGTATTTTCAGTATATAAACCAGATGGAAATTTACCTTTATTATCAAATATTATAGTGTGTTCTTTCCATTGTATACCTGACAATCCTGACGGAGTGAAAACAGGATCAAAGTTTTGTCCAGAATAATATGGATTAATATCAGTTTGAGTATAGCTTAAAAGATTATCTCCAGTTCCTTGAACAATAGATGCTATGTTTTCAATCTTTGGCGCATTTAAATAATAAATATCCGATATGTTATTTGCGCCACTTCTTGTTACATGCACCTCATAATCTAACTGTGCGTTTGAAAAATTAGGAGACCATTTCAAAAACAATCTTTTATCAAAGGTTTTTAATTCTGAATCGTATATTACAGATATTGCTCCAGTTAAATTTGCTGGTTTTTCATCATATACTTTTGAATCAATATTATTTAATTTGATTTGACCGACAGTATAAGCTATTCCAGTATTATAATAATCCTGAGAAGTTAGACGGTAATAAAGTTTATCAATGTCTTGATTATTTAAACGAATATTAGCGCTAACGCTATTTGAATTAGACTGATAAATATCTTCAAAAGCAGCATCGAAAGCGCTATCTAATGTAACTGTTTTTAAATATTCTTTTTGAGATACAGAATAATTAATAAACACTCCGTTTGCAATTGTAGTAATAACATTAGAAAAAGAAGCTATAGGAAAAGAAAATATATATACAGCCTCTGATATTTTATTATCTGTTGTGAAAGATGTAATTTTTACTCTACAATCGCGCAAATAATTAACATCATTATAAACACTTTCAGATAAATTCTTTAGCACATTTGTATTTAGTGCGTAATATGGACTAACCAATGTATTTGTAAGTAAACTAACAACCTCATTATTTTTATTTAATAATTCAACAGTAAAATTTTTAAAATTTGCGCTATCAAATTCATATATTTCACCAGTACTTGGATCAATAACATCCCATGACAATAATAATTCATCTACATTTACATCTGCTTTTGAAGCAACAATAAGAAAAAAATCAGGAAAATTTGAATCCATATTAGGATCAAATCCATAATTATGCTGATCGTTAACCTCAGTTAATGGAATATTACATCTAAGATTAATAATCTTAAATGGCTTCTGACTTGCAGTTATTTGATTTAAGAACATTAGATGAATGAATCGTTAACGCCTAGTGGATAAACTCTGATAAATTCCAATGTATTTTGCTCTTCAATTTTTGGTACAGCTATTTTATATATCGTTTGATCTCCATTGTGCCAAATAAAAGTAACTTTCTTCGAATTTAGTACATATTCTATTAATAAGCCTTTAACAGCATCTTTAATAGAAGCATAATCGGAACTAATAAAATCTAAAATCTTTGTCACGCTTATAACATTTACACTAAATAAATTATTTACTTGCGAATCGGTATAATCAATTCCATGGAATATATAATCGTATTTTTCAGTATAAAGATATGGTTGCGGATCTTCAGAAACTATACCATTATCACCCATTATTACAGAAGAAGGTACGCTCTTAAAAGATATTATGTCTCTTGGGATAGTAATATTCTGATTTGCCGAATCGCTTGAATATATTGTATTGGCCGATAAATTATCTCTGTTGTCCACATAAGTAAATTTATCCTTGACATATTCAACAGCAGATATCTCATATTCTACAGGATTATTTTCTTTGATACCTAATATTCTGTACTTTTGATTAAAAGCAGAAGAAGTATTTGTTCCGCTTTTTTCATAAATCCACAAACTTGATTGACTTATTGTATAAAAGTTATTTTGTTTTTCAGCGGTATCAGTTGTTACTGTTATTTTAGTTCTGAAATTACCATCTTTACCAATAGAAGATACGATAAATGTATATACATAAGTTGTAGATAAATTATTTATTTGAGAATCTGATATTGTGACTTGAGTTTTTGATAATTCATTCAATTCACCTACTGATGAGCTTTTTCTTGGAATAATAAAACTAATGCTATCTCCAACTTTTATAAAATCATATAAACTATCTAATATAATTTCACTATCATCGTTCACTGAAACAACTCTACCGCCGAATCGACTAGTTAACTTTAAAGAATCGCTTACATTTATAATGTCGCCGGGATTCAATAACATAGCTTCTGGACCCGCTTGAAAAGAAATAAGATCTTGTTCAATTTGATTTGTTATCAAGAACCACTCCCCCATACGCTTCGCTTGCGATTTGCTAGTAACACCAAAACCTAAAACTTCTTTTTCAACATAACCATATCTTCTTATATTTAATTTGTCTTCTACATATATTGTTTTATCTTTATATCCGTCAGTCGCATCAGAATAAACCACTTTTGCTACCGTATAACGAGTATCTTTAGATGATCCAGAATAATTAAAAACACCATCCTTAACGTTTGAATTATTAAAGAAATAAACTGCCTGTTTTGGTCTATCATTGTCAAATTTTAAATAATCATTTGACCAATATACGAGACCCTTAAATATAGAAGCAAAATTGTTTACTAAATTTACTATATCAGTTTCAGAAGTAATAAAAAGATTTGCACAAAATCTAGGTTCAACTATATCTAAAAATCCTGAAAATCTAACTGCTGCTTTACCAGATGAAGTTTGATATGAATCTATTTCATCATCAGAAAAAACTTCTTGATTATATATATAATTTTTAAAATTAAGTAATTTCGTAGATGTTGTATTTAAAATTTCATTAAGAAAAACGGCAAATGCTTGATCAGATGTTTTTATGTCGGTTATGCTTTGAATAAATGTTTTAACTTCACCAAATTGAGAACAGCTTTTATGTAATCCAAAATCATTACATAACAATAGAATTGCTGAATTACCTGTTGGATTAATGGTCACAGATAATATTCTTTTCTTAAAACTTTTAATTATTGTTTCAGATTCACCTGTTAATGATTCTGAAGTGAATTTAAGATTTGTTAAACATAATAAAGATCCAAGAGGAAACTGATCCGATGTTAAATTTGAGCCAGATAATTCTATATAATTATTTTTATTGTATGTTCCTATGCCAGCAACTGTTGCCATAGAATATTTAGTATTATTAAATGTTGGAACCAATTCATCACAATATTTTGCAATCTGATATATTGACCATTTATCAACTAAACTTTCTGATAAATTAAATTTACCTATACCATATCTATTATTAACTACAAGATCATATAAAATCCATGCTGGATTATCTGTCCATCTTAATATTGGATCAAATTCACCACTCCAAAAACCATTATAAGTTTTAGCTTCAGCGTCATAATTTTCTGGAACTTTTATTTGTAAAAGTTTGAGATTGTACGAGCGTGTTGGAATATTACCAAAACCTCTAGCATCCATACTTACATAATAATATGCAGAATTAGGATATTTGAACTTAGTATCTATTATTTCTGTTATTGATGAAACGCCTATACTTATTATTGTTCTTGAATCCTCAACCTTTGGCGCTGTTGTAAAATTATATATTTTTATAAATGGTTGTGCCGATTTATTAAAATCTTTTATGTTCAAAACCATATCAAATTGATAAGTCGAAGTGGCAATACCATATACTTTATGAACTATAAAATAATTAAAATCAGGATTCTGTTTATATCCAATTTGAATTCCAAAATAACAACCATGTGGTTTAGTTCCGTCTTTATCAGAAGTGTACAAAGAGTTTATTTTAAAACCAATTAATACAAAATCACAACTTTCATCTTTTATTTCATATGTAACACCAAAACATTCTTCATAAACTTTTTGATTGAAGATTGAAGTATTTAAATTTGATGTTCCAATTTTGTCTCCATAATTTGTTTGAGATTGGCCAATTTTACTAGAAAGATAAGTTAAATGATTTAAAGCGGTATTATCTGTTAAAAGATCTGCACCTGTATCAAAATATTTTGTTACTTTATTTACATTTAAGTTGTATAAATTTTTATCATATGATGTGGCAATACCTATTGCAAATCTTGAAAAAAGAATATTTCCATCTACGTTTGCGCTTGCAGGAGCCATAGATTCTTGAAATTCTGAACCAATTTTTCCTGCGATAGAAACTCTATTATAATTTAAAGTATCATTGAAAGAACTTTTAACAGGTACATCATTAAAAAATATTCCCTTAAGATTTTCTTCGTTATTCTGCGCGTTATCAAATAAAATTAAATCAGCACCAGTTTCATCAACAAGACCATAAATTGGTCCTTCACAAATTAAATCTTGCGTATGAACTATAGACGATGATTCTAATTTACGCTGAACAGTCAAAGGGATTATAGCAGGGCAAAGATTGAATTTATTATTATTAAAATATGTTAATAAAAGCCCACCACCTCCTTCTATATTGTATGTTTTTAATATATTACTATTATTATTTTCAACAGCAGTTTCAGTTTGAGGTCTAGATGCAATTTGCAACTGAGATTTTGGATCTTGATAAAGAACAATCGGGTTCTGAGCAGCAGAAAGTCTATTAGCTACAAATTTAGGATTAGTTTCCATATTTTACCAAATTTTTATTGAAATATTGCCTCTAGCTCCGTCGCCTATCCCACCTACATATCCTATGCTACTACCAGCACCTGCGGCAGGATTAAATTGCGAATAATCAAAGTTAGTCGCAAAAGTACTTACTATCAAACTACCAACCCTTAATTTTCCATAGCCTATTGGAATAGGCGTATTTCTAGCAGCGATATTTGCTTTGGCACTTAATATATATGACGATGTCTTAACTTGTTTAGGGTCTTTTGGTGTTAATAATTTAGAAATTAAAAAACTTATACCAAAACTCAAGGCTGATATAACAACAACATTAGCAACAAATACCAAAGCCTTTGTCAATAATGTTGCAGTTGCTGCGGCTGTAAAAATAGCTGAAAAAACTTGAACTGGCAATAATTCAATAACTTTACAATTTCTAATATTTTCATTTAATAATCGTGAATCGCTAACGATTTTACCATCTATAACTATAATTACCGAATCAAAAAGATGGCTTAAATTTCTTACTCTAGTTCCTAATTTAGGAAAGTTAACCTGCAAACACTTAATGACATCATCAAAATTACCGGCTTTGATCATCAAGCTCCCACAAGCCAACTTCTTCAATAAACCGTGTAATAATAGTTTTTTCATTTTTAATATTTACACCTAAAAAAGTACTTAATTTTAAACTATATATAATAAGCGGAATATCGTAATTTTTAATAAAAAAAATATCATTGTCTGATGGATACGGTGAATCAGGATGACTATGGAAGCAAAAAGATATATTTTCTGGCTGTCTTAAATGTAGATAAAACCCATAATCAGGATAAAAATTATATCCATTTTCACACAGTGATTTAAAATAAAGTATCTCTTTATTCTTTAAAACAAGACCGCCAGATTCATATGGAGATAATGACAAACAATATGTTTTTATCTTAGATAGTAAATCAAACTGTATAGTCGAAAGGTCTAGTTCCAGGGAATCCACCATAAGGTAATCCTTTATTGTGAGTTTGCCATCTTAGCCTACAAGCTTTTAAATTTTTAGCGCAAGAATCTTTTATCCAAAATTCAGGAAATAATTTTGGATCTTTAGCGCCAATATTTGCATGAGCAGAACCATTAAGTTTTATACACACATAAAATGAATAAGATAAATTATCTTCAGTCATTTGAGCGTCACTACCAAAAAAATCAAAATTAATAGAGTCTATATATTTTACAAAATCTCCAGGATTATAAGTTCCAGTGTCTTTCAAATATGTTCCTCTATATGTGATTTGAGTAAGATTATAACCAAAAGGTGAATAGAATTCTTTATTATTTTCGTCTGCTACAGGAACTCCTTCGTTATTTTTAGAAATAGTTTGTCCTTGAGCATTTATTTGACTACCCCAAATATCTGCTTCAGTTTTAGGAACTGTAGAATTTGAAACATTGAATAATTGTCCTCCTTTAGGTTCCCAAGGAATTTTTCCATAATTACAACCGCAACCACGATAATTCCAAGGGCAAATATTATCTGAAACTTTTCTATTTGGAATCGACTGATTCTCTAGATCTAAAGGACTATTTAAATCAAACTCAATATAAAATTTATTTTCTTGCGATTTTTTGTTTATAATATAATTATCTTCATAAAAAGATTGACCGTAACCTAAGTCTGCATTTCTTTTTTTTCTATAACCAAAAAATGGATTCACTAGATCAGAAAAGTTTGCGTCATCTAGATTTCTAATAAAAACTTTTATTCTTTTAATCTTAGAATTTATAAGATCATTTTTATTTTTTATATAATTAGTAATAAAACCATCTACATTTGCTAATTTTATAGATGGTCTATTTTGTTTACCGTCTGCTGAGAATTCAAATCCACTAAAGTCAACAGGCAAAGGAACATATGAATTGCCTCTATAAATTATGTTTTTATTAAAATTTTTACCAGCGTGAAACCTGAAAACACCAACTGTTTCATCAATATAAATTTCAAAAAGATCCACGAATGAATCTGGGTTCAAATTTATTAACGATGTTGTTGAAATTACGTCTGACATATTATGATACGATTTTTCTTACTTTGCCGAAAACATTAGGTCTATCTGCTTGAGAATAATAAATATCACCTGCTGTTTGAATTTCACTATTGTTACCAAAGAAAGTTTTTTCTTTATATTTTTGTATTAAATAATCAACTATTATACTCTGAGGTTGACCCGTATTCAAATATTGCAAATTTTTATAACATAAAACTTCGTACAATTTATGAGTATAGTACGGCTTATAAACTCCTTGATTATTATACGAAGAAACTCCTAAAATAAATAAGAACGATTTCGGATCAGAAAGAAGCGTTGGAAAAGCCGTGGGATATATTTTTATATTTTTATAATGACCTTGAAAATAATTAAAAACATTATTTTGTTTATAAAAACCATAAGATATAATTGAAAACTTATTCTTTGAAATCAATTGATCCCTTCCAACATATTGAGACTTTAAATAATCTCTATCACCAATTCTATAAACATCAAAATTAGGATCGCCTTTAAGATTTCTTAATGTTAACTCAGTTTCTGCTGACGTTTGAGAAAAATTATTAGATATATAAGAAAATCTATTATTATAATCTATTATATTATTATTTGTGATTTGCCTTTGATGTTTAAATCTTAAACCATGCATCTGTTCAGTATTAAATTTACCTCTTAAAGTACTTACGGTTTCTGTATTAGCAGAATCTGTAAAAAATGTCGATACAGAATTAGAAAAGCTTCTATCCCAATTATTGATTTGCTCTATAGATACAGAAGATCCAACAGGTAAATCATTCTTAAGAAATTGACCGTTTTTATCTTGTTTGTTAAAAACAACAACTAAATTAGTAC